GGCGGGGCAAAAAGGTCCGGCCTGTCAGTAGCAAACAAACGAATTACGGTTGCAATTTCTTCCGCTGAACCTTCTGCCATACGTTGCAAACCTTCCGGTTGCGCCTCAAACCATTCAGCATAGTTCGGGTCTTGAACGATTTGGGGTAGGTCTGGCACCAACTGATTAAGTCGAACACGCTTCTGTTCTTGGACAGAAACTTCCCGTTCTCTGTAAAGCGGCTCTGTGGCGGCTTTGGCTCGGGCTTCTGCGCGTTCTTCAGCTTGCCGTGTGGTTTCCTCTGCGAACTGCTTGAACAGCTTAGCTAGGGCTGGATCAGCTTCTTGGAGGACTTTCCACTCCTCTGTTTCTTCAACTTTCAGCTTTGTTTCAGTCTGCTTTTGTTCAGTCTGAGTTGACTGTGTACGTTCACGCAACGCGCGTTCGTACTCTTGCTTCTGGCGTTGGAGTGCAGCAATACGTCCTTCGTCGGACTTGTACTTCTGCTTCCATTCCAGTTCAGCCTTGCGGGCTGCTTCAAGTTCTTTTTCTTTCTGAAGGATAATGTTTCGGACGTTTTCCGGAAGATCGGCAAGGGGGTCGTTGTTACCCGCTTCGTTCCCGGTGTCACTATTACCATCTTCTGCTACAGGCGCGGCGTTGTTGTTATTTGCGGCACTTTCGTCAGACTCTTCGCTAACGGTTTCTTCCTTGGTCTCCTTGATTTCAACGGGCTTTCGATTAAGCGTGGATTGAAAAGCAAGTTCAAACAAGTCTTCGTTATCGTCCGTTAGACCATTCTGGTTTTGTTCAGTTCCGTTCATGTTACAGATTAACTCCTATTTTGAGGCTCAACGTTATTACTGAGCGTCGGGTACTTCCCACGAGAGGATTGTTTTGCACACTTTGATCTTTTCTTGGGCGCGTGTGCAGGATTCCCAATCTTTAGCGGAAACAAGGGCGTCCATGCCCTGCTTCTCCATTTCCAACACTTTCTCCTTGATTGCTTGCCACTCTTTTGAGTACTTCGGGAATTGGGGCAGCATGTCCGTTACCAGCCCTTACCCGTCTTGATGGCTTGCTGTGCTTCCACTTCCTTGAGAGCTTGGCCTCTTACCTTGATTGTGTACTCCTGCCCTGCCAAGAACTTCTTGGTCTCGTTGTCCATGTTCTTCGATTCAAGATCAGCAAGAATCTTGGCGCGGTCTGTTTCCGACTTGGCAGCAAGCTGCGCCATCGCGGTGTCAAATTCAAGCTGCGCGGCGAGAACGCGCCCTTCAACTTCCTTGGATCGAATCTGTGCGTTCGCCATCTTCTCCTGATAGTCCATCTCGTAACGCTTCTGAGCCTCATCTCGCTCAAACTGCAATCGCTCACTTTCAAGCTGGAGTTTCTGTTGCTTGATCTGGAGGTCAAGAATTGCGGGATCGGGCTGCTGGTTCTGTGCGGCCTGCTGTTGTTCTTGCGCGACCTGTTCGTCACTCTTGACGATGTTACGATGCGGAAGATTCATGGTCGCAATCCACGCCTTGACGCTGTTCTGGCGGTTAATCACCTGTCCCATTGTCGGGTCTTGTGCCGACATGACGTTCAGCTTTTCAAGGTTCTTGGTCTGAAGATCACTGCGGCGCAAGTCAGTGCTAGACTTAACATCCACTTCAAAGTCACCCTTGATGTTCGGATCGGGGTTATACTGCATGTTCCAAGCAACCATCCAATCCACAACCTTCTGAGTCATGTTGTCGTCCCACTGTTCCGACATGAAATCAAGAATCGTGGTTGAGTTGGTGTTGAAAATCGCAGTACCCGTAGCGCTCGGATCGCCTGTCTGCGGAGACTGAAGACCTTGAGCAAGAAGCGGCACACCAGACTCTTGTTCAGCAAAAGCCTGTGCGGTTTGCAGCACTTCCATCAGCGGACCAGACTGATTCATCGGACTGATGTACTGGAACGCTGCACGAGCGTCAGCGCCGTACTGCGTCAAGTGCCAAATCTTGTGCGCTTCAACTTCCCAAACACCGTTCTGCGGTGCAATTAGGGTTCGGTCAATGACAAGCTGCGGGCCAGACGAGATGCTGGCGTTGTCCAGAACCATCTGCCAAGCGATGTTGACAACTTCTTGGTTGTCTTTCATCAGAACCGGAACGCCAATACCAAAGATGCTGCCGGGGTCTTCCTGCCATACGCTTATCGCGTAGGGGACCGAGTAAGAACCTTCCACGTTGGAAAGCTCAATACGCAGAATCTTGCCTTGGCAAGCCCAAATCTCACCATAGTAGTAATCAAGGGGCGTGTCGTAAGCAACTTCTATGCCAAGTTTACCTAGCGTGTCCTTGGTCACAGGACCGTGGTATTCCATCACTCGGAACTTGTTCTTGTACAGTTCATCGTTGTTGCTGAAGTTCTGAAGCAAACTGTTGCCAAGATCGTCTTCGGTCTTGATACCTTCCCTGAGAAGATCAGCGATAGCGGTGCTATCAAAGTCTTTTCGACCCATGAGTTTCATCAGGTCGTTCTTGCCCAACGGGTGAAGTTCGATAACGTCTTCTGCTTCGTCAATGTTCTGAACCGTGTCATCCGGATAGAACATCCACGGATCAACACGAACGATGCTAGGTTCTTCGTCAGCAGTCAGGATGGGAATTGCTGTGCCTGTCTGTGGATCAATCTGATAACGCTTACGGACTTTCAATCGGTTCATCGGGCCTTTGAGAATACCCGTGCCGAGAATCACTCTGTCCTTGTAAGCGAGTCTTGCTTGGTGTCCGTACTTACAGTTAGTCAACTGCTTGTAGATTTCTTCCTCTAGGCGTTCAGCACGAATGCTGGCCTCTTCGGGGCTAATGTTTTGTGTCTGAGTTCGGAGCGGTTCAATGTCCCAGTTCTTGTCACCACCTGCGAATTGGCGCATGTGTCCCTGAGCAATCGCAATGTCGCACTTACGAGCAACAATGTTGACTTGCTTTCCGGTTTCTTTCTTTGGCTTGTCAAAGGGCTTGTCAGCGGACACTCGCCCACCGTAGTCACTAAGGCTACCAAGATAGAGGTTAAGACACTCAATCCATTGGTCTTCCTTGTCAATACGGTTTGCACTTCGCTCTCGATACTTCTTGTCAATATCCCAAGCAAGATCAGACTTGGCGTTCTCCATCTCTTGACGGGCACGCTCAATCATTTCGGGAGTAATTTCCATTTCAATCACAGCAACCGCATCAATCGGTTCGTTAGAAATACTTCTTGGCTCCACTGCCGCCTCCAAATTGGTTGGTTACTGGTTTTTGCTTAGCTTTGTGTCGTTCAACCACGCCGTAGCGAGTGGCATCAAGCTCATGATCGTTCTCTTTCACGATCTTTCCGTGCATGTCGCGCTTGTACGTAGCAAACTCGTGCTGGAAATTACGCGTCTTTTGACGTACAGCCTTAAACTTACCTGCTGACATCAGGGTATAAACGTCCATGATTCCCGCTTCAACAGCGTTGTTGGCAGGTTGAACCTGAAGACCAGACTGGATGTACAAGGTAATCATCTTGTTACCGTCAATCTGGCTACGTCCTCGGGATGCCGGGTCAATAACGTTCGGAATCCAGTTACCTTTTGCCTTGATAGCTACAGCGTGGACTTCTGGACGCTGTTCACCCATGTAATACTCGTCGTAAAGGTAAACCGTGTCTGTATCTGGATCAATTGCAAGGAACGCTACAGCAGTCTTGTTCCAACCCACGTCAATACCGTTAATGTACTTGAAGTGCGGGCCTTTGATCTTCTGAAAATCAGCGTCGTCAATCAGGATTGATTCAATGTCAATCGGATACACAGAGCCAGAGCCAAGACCGGGCTTACCCGTCATACGTGACTCGCGCAAGTGAAGTGGGGTGTCAGCCAACAAGTCAGCTTTTGCTTGCTCGTCTAGCCAAGGCGCATCACTCCAGCCAGCAGCAACGGTAGCTTTTACTCGCGGCTTGCTGTTAAACTCTTTTTGCTCGTCGTCACTCATGGCGACTGTGCGTTCTGCATCACCAAGCATCTCTGACTGCTTTTCAAACATCAGCAAGTACGGAGTCAACCCCGTGATTGGAGTGACTGTGTTAATCAGAACACCCATTGTCGTCGTGAGACGAGCAAAGGATTCGTTGTGAACCAATTGAGGCGGCTCTTCGTCTTCCCAAACCCAGTGAAGTGCAACACCTACAAAGGCGTCAATTCTTTGGTCATATGACTTAAATCCGATGTTGGACACATCGCCCCACTGGTTGTAAACTTGAACAGTATCAACACCGCCCGGAACACCGGGACGCATCGTAACCTTGGCAATTCGATCTTTCGGGATCATTCCCGTACCGAAGTGACCAAGATCACCAAGCAGTTCCTTTTGCACAGTGTCTCGAACAGTCTGCCCTGTCTTACCAGAAGCCCAACCTTTCGTCGGTCCTTCAAATTTCTTGCCTAGCCACCATTCAGGATACTCTCCGGTTGACCAACAACTTGCAGCAAATGCGCCGGCAATCGTTTTTCCTGAGCGATTACCTGAACGGAACATAACTTGGCGATACTGACCTGTTGCGTCAAAGAAAATTTTGTGCTTAGGACACATCTCGATTGGAAAGCCAGATTCGTCACTAAACCACTTAGCTGTACCTGAGAACTTCTGGCGCTCTAGGTACGCTTGTGCTACAGCAAGGACACGTGACATCTTTGCTTGGTCAAATGTCTTGTCTACCTTCAACTGGCTTTCAAGCTGATTCATCACGTCAGCGTCGATCTTTGCCTGTTCAGCAGCAAAGAACGTGTTCAGGTCATCAAGACCATCGGGTGTAATGACTTCAATCACTTGTCTTTACCCACAAGCTGCAATACCTTGGCGTCAGTCATGCCTTCGGTCTTTAGGTACTTGGCCATCAGCGGCAAGTTCTTCTGCCACTCTTGCTTCAGTTCATCAGCACTCATCATTTCAACAGGCTTGACGTTACCAGTCGTCTCTTGCTTTTCAGACCAACCAAAGTTGTTCTTCATGTAGATCGCGTACAGCGGTGTGTTGAAACTGCGGTTCTCAAGATTCTTTCGTCCTTTCTGCATCCACCAAGCCTTTGCACTCAAACGCCCAAAGTCAACGAGGGCTTTGAAACCCTCGCTGGTGCTGTAATACTCGCTGAACTTCTTTTCAGTCCATTTCAGTTCTTTCATTACTTCAACGTCGGTAGCTCCTTCGTCGTAGAGTTCTTGAACCTTAGTGACCCAATCAGGTAAGGTTGAACTGGACATAGTTACCCTTTCCGTCCGGGAGGCTGTAGCTTTCTACGTCAGCAAGGTCAATCAGGGTGCCGATAGGATAGAGGACATCCGTCCCGTGAACTGTCCTTTCAACACCTACGATAAGACCAATCTCGTTACCGTCC